AATCGACCAGTACGATACTTTTACCACTACCAGTTTCCATTTCAATAATTGGCTTTGCGGTCTTGTCTTGTTTAAAACGTGCATAACACGCGGCTTTAGCTTCTGTCTGGTAATAATGAGGTGTGATGTTTGGCTTAAATTTTAGCATTAAAGAATCCTCAAATGCTCACCCTGCACAACTTCACACCCTGCAATATTAATACAATTTTTCATGATGTTTTTAATTGTTGCTGTGTCTATTACCACGCTTACTACATTATGTTTAAATTTTTGAGGAACTTTTGATTTATCAAAAATATTTAACGCTTTTTGTGATGCTTGCAAACTTACAGTTAGCCAAGGGCTTTTTACCTGTTTTTTACCGACTTTCTGCATATTATGAAGAAGATAATCTTTTATTCCGTCAATGCGATTTTCTATCGCTTTTTGACGTGCCAACATCGGGGCAATCGCCGCTTTTATCGCGTCAGATTCGGCTTGCATTGATTTGATTACTTTGGCGGTGTTTATCACTTTATCATCAAAATCAAGTTCGATTGATTCAAGCGTGTCAGCGATTAAATCAGCGTTGAATGATTGCTCAGGGTCGGTGAACAGGTTGAGAGCTGATGTGTATGCGTCGGTTAGTTCGTAAAGTTTAATGCTCATTGTGTTTTCTCCATAGCGTCATTTAACGCATTAAAAATAGCTGCTCGCTCGCTTTCAAAATGTACAGGGTAATCATCTTGCTTATTTTGTGTAAGTCCTCTTAAAAAAATTACCTCATCATGTGTAAATTCAATCAAATAAGTTGTTTTCTTATTATTAAATTCTGCCATTGTCTTTCTCCAAAAAAAATTATTATTGTGGTTTTGCCGTCCTTGGCTTTAAATGTCCTATTGATTAATACTAATATGGTACGTCATCGTCATAAGGTGCATTAACGTCATGACTATCTAACTCTGGCAATGGCAGTTCTTCTGTTGTTGCTGATGCTTTTGGCATAATCCACGACTTAACAACATTTTGTTTTTGGTCAGCGTTTTGCCAGTGGTCACGCACGATAATGTGAGCTTGCGGAGTTTTGCCTTTTAAATCTTTCGGTTCGACAATTTCACCAGCAGCGTTTAATGCGTAACCGCTTGCAGCATCAATCGTAAACCCCATTGCTTTACACATAACACCAAAGTCTTCAACACCAATGCGACGGACGGAATCATCGGCATGAAAAAGATTAAAATTGTGTACCAGTTCGCCTGTTTTACCACCGACTTTGAATTGAAACGAACACAGCAAACCTTTTACATTTGCTTGTGATATTTCGTGTTCCTTGTTGCGGAGCGTGTAAGCTGCGTTTGTGCAGACCAGTTTATATTGACCTTCTGGCATTACTGGAACTGGAACTGGGCGTGTATCTAACTTTAAAAATGATGACATGGTCTTATTCCTTATTTCATTAAATCAAAAATTCGACGGCAATCATCGCCGCCAGATAGTTCATACATAAATTCCATACCCTCAGGATTAGAATTTTTAGCAAAAAAAGCTGAGCGAGACTCGGTAAATAAACATCGCGCTACCTCGGTATTAATATCAGTGGCTTTTGTGACAGTTTTACGCGCTTTCCCTACGCCTGTTGTAACATCAACTGTCACAGTTTCACGCTTCATAAAAAAAACAAAGTCTGCCCATTGCATTACCTGCTTTTCTGCACTTAGGTTTTTTTGGTCAAACAGATTTAACGCCCAAATGTCATAATCTTCACCAGCTATCGGGCTTTTATGCGTTTTAACGACAGCGTGAGCCAGTAAAATTATATTCATTCCGCGTTTTTCAGCTATGCGATCAAGCGTAGATAAAAACCACGTCCACAATTCAATTACATAACTGTATCCAAGGTTGTAGCCAAAATCTTCTAGTGACTTAGCCGCGCTACCATCTTGCTTTGTGCGTGACTTTAAAATGTGGCTTTTAAAAATATCCGCAATACCTGATAGTCCATCAATAACCAGTGTTTTATAGTCATGTTCAGTTGATTCTAACAAGTGAAACTGCTCAACAAGTGAACTAATATCGCTATTGCCAGAACCGCGAAAACTTGTAACCAGCGGCAACATTGCGCAATCGACAGGTAAATAACGGTGTCTGTCTTCGGTGCGTAAAAAAACAGGGTTTTCAGAATGAGCCGCTAAATAGGTTTTACCAACACCCGGTGCAGAATAAAAAACTGCTTTGAAGTGGCGAACAGGTTTTTTAACCTGTAAAAAATCGGATAGATTAGCCATGACACACACCACTAATTTGTTGCTCACGTTCATACTGCCGACCAAAACCAGATAGATAGGCTGTATTTTTTGAACGGCTTACACCGAGTTTAATACAATCGATAATACCTTTTTTATACATGATGGCTTTCACGTTCGTCTTGATATTCATTTGTTTCACCTTTCCCCAATGGGGCAGCAGTTTCGTTTTTGTACATTGCGATAGCAGCGTTAGCTATCCACTCAGATAGACCAATATCAAGCAGCACACAATGTGCTTTAATTTTGCTAAACATGGTCGCCTCAATTTTTACAGGCGTTTTCTTAAAATTCACTTTGTACCTCCTTTTTCTTAAGTACGGCATTAGCTTATCATGAATAAATATAAATGCAAATATATTTTTGTGTTAATATATCTACTCACAAATAACAAAGAGACAAAAAAATGAAAATGTACAGGATTGAATCATCTGGAATATTTTTTGGTGACGAAGTCAGATATGAATTAGTCACTAGAGAATATAAAGTAATAAAACACACAAAATGCGGATTTAGAATAGATTTGGGTTGTGGACATACGAGGTTCATTAGTAACAACTCAGTAAAAAAATGGGCTTGTACAACAGAAGAAGATGCCCTTGTTTCTTTTTTGGCTAGAAAAAAACGACAAAAACAAATTTTATCTAATCAGTTAAAAATGGTTAATTCATTGATTTTATTAGCAGAGCATAAATTATGAAACTAAACAAAAAACAACGCCAAGCAGTTGACTATATAGAGTCAGCAGGTTTTAAAAGTTTTTATGGCATATTCGGGGCAGGCGGAACTGGGAAAACTACAGCTATTAAATCGATTAGTAGCCGTTTTCGTGTCGCATTTACCGCACCGACCAACAAAGCCGCCAAGGTAATGCGGGACAGCGGGTGTCCAGTTGACGCAACGATGACCATTTACAGCTTTTTAGGGCTTACTGTCAATGAGGCTACAGGCAAGGTAACGATAGATAAAAAAGGACGGTGCAAATCTGGCGATTATGACGTTTTAATAGTCGATGAGTGCAGTATGCTTAATAATGATATTTGTGACCGCTTGAGACAGTTAGGACGCATTAAGATAATTTGTATGGGCGATCATGCACAGCTACCCCCTCCTAAAGCAACGCACAGCCCTATTTTTAAAATCATCGGCGATAATCACATAGTTTTAACTGAGCAAATGCGGCAGAAAAACGCAGATAATCCTATCCATAGATTATTGACGGCTATGCGTACGGCAATTGATAAAGGTCACTCAAATAAAGTAGATTTTGGAACCTTTAAGGATCAGGTTAGGGATGATGAAAAAGGTCTTAATGTTGGCGTGGTTACGACTAACAATGCTAAACAATGGGAGCAATGGCTTATTAAAGCGTTTACCGACAACCGAGGTTTTGAGACTTTGGCAGTCGCGTACAGTAATGTACGAGTCGATGAAATTAACGCGCTGATTCATGCAAGTATTTATCCTAATTCTGAAACGTATTGTATCGGGGAAAAGTTGACCTTTCAAGCGGCAAAAAAAGACGGGCATCAGGTTGTGGCGCAAAACGGCGATGTGATAACGGTTGAATCGGTAGTAAAAAAACAGGAACTTGTGAAGATTGGCAGTTATAAAGTGATGATTGAATCACTGTTAATCAATGGCGATTATCTAACGCCATGTGACCGAAACCAGTTTAATAATTGGCTGGAAATGTTGAAAACTGACTTAAATAATCCGCGCGTTACCGCTGGTTATTCATGGGGTGAGCTGTATTTGTTGCGTGATAAGTTTGCTGATTTGCGGCATTCATATTGTTCAACTGTCCACAAAGCACAGGGTTCGACCGTGGATAATGTTTTTGTAGATATGATTGACGTGTACAGAATGCCAGAACCGATTGATATTATTAACCGCTGTGTCTATACCGCACTTTCGAGAGCCAAATATAACGCTATTATTTTGTCGTGATGATTTATACTAAAAAACCGAATAAGCCATCACACTTATTCGGCTTCACTTCTTACCAATCACAATAGAGATTTTAACATGAAATGTGCATTAGTACACAGTATTACGTCGCCCGATAATTTTAAAATAATCAGTATTTTAGATGTTTTAAGCGACATCAAAACAGAACTCTATAAAACAGCCATTGAATCATTGCCGCCAGCGACCGACAAGAAAGCATACACTGAGGCAAAACGCCACTTGCCAAGCTGGGCATTAAATGGCGAGTTTAGCGGCAAAGTAATAAACAGCGGTTTTACCGAGTCAAACGGTTTATTTCACATCGACATTGACGGCTTAAGCGATCCAAAAGCGGTTAAATGGCAATTAGCACACGATATTCCAGAAATTTATGCCTTGTGGCTTAGTCCTTCGGGCAACGGCTTAAAAGGGCTGTTACGCATTCCCGATGATTTTATCCATAATGACAGCGATTTTAAAAAGGCGTTTGCACAAATTGAGCGTTATTTGTCGGTGTACGATGTGACGATAGACAAAGCCTGTAAAGACGTAAGGCGTTTGTGCTTTGTTGGGTGTGATGCTGATATTTTTATCAACACAGATGCACCTGCTTTTATTTTTGATACTGTCCAGTGGGATTTTAAGCCTGATATTCGCGCACCATTGGCGGTTAAGACTTCCATTAGCAACTACTCAGACCGATACATTAACCGCTGTTGTGATTTGATTCTAAACGCTGGAGCGGGTAATTATCACAATAGCCGCCTTCGGGCTGGGAAACTGGCAGGCGGCTTTATTGCCGCTGGATTGATAAACGAAAATGAAGTGATGCAAGCGTTAAGTGATGCAAGCGACCAAATAAGCACACAGTGCGGTGATAATGCAGCGGTGATACAACGAGAGCAGAAAACTATTTATGACGCGATACAGCACGGAAAAGGGCTACCAGTGGAGCAGGAACAATACAGGCAGGTGTCAGGTGGACAAACAATGACAGAGAGCAAAGTCGTTTACCCTGATTTTGAAGCACCACGGGCAGCAACGGCGGAGGAAATTGAAAAAAATAATGACGACGTACAAGACTGGAATAAGGACATAACAAATGGGATTGATTACATAATACCATTTGATGGTGTCGCAAAAGACATCCAAAAATGGATATTATCGACTAGCAAAATTAAGCAACCAGCAATAGCACTGGCGGCTACCCTTGCCGTTTTAGGTGTTGTAATTGGAAGGGATATTGATTATGACGGCATAAAAGGTAATTTAATGACCGTTTGTATTGCAGGGAGTGGGCATGGTAAAGACCATCCGCTTAAATGTGCCGATAGATTGCTTGAGTCGGTAGGAATGGGAGATAGGGTGTACTCTCGACTAGCAAGCGGAGCGGCATTATTTGAGACTGTACACCGACATCAATCATGTCTCCTACAAATTGACGAGATAGGGCATTATTTAGGTAGTATTAACGACAAAGGGAGTAATCAATTTAGTAAGGAAATTATGCCAATGATGACGGAAATGTACACATCTGCAAGCGGGGTATTTAGAGACAAAGCACGCAAAGGCGAGAGTAAAAAGACTATTACCGCACCTAATCTTAACGTCATAGGGATGACGACAGAACGACAGGTAATTGACACGATGAAAACTAGCACGTTAGCCGATGGAAGTCTAGCGCGTTTTTTAGTGTTGTTTGGAGAAGAACCCAAGGCGTTGAATCATAGTATTATCGACAAAGAACCTCCAAAAGATTTGATAGATAAATTAATGTCTTTAAAGGTCTCTACAGATGATAAGGTTAAATTACCTAGTAGTGACACAGATAATGCTGGAAAAGGCTTTAAATCGCATTCAGTGCTTAAACAAGATGACTATTACAGTGAGTGGGTGAATATTCAGAATTATTTTTTTGATAATGCTGGAAAAGCAAGGAATAGCGGTGGTGATGACGCAATGTTTGAGGCATCACATAGAAGGGCGGCTGTCATGGCTTTACAAGTTGCTTTAGTTATTGACCAATGTAAAAATATTGAGGTCTTAAAGTGGGCTGCGGATTTGATTGAAAAGAGTGCGAATGTCTTTGCCGCTAAGTTTAAACATTTAGCAGCAGACAATGAAACCGAACGATTGGTAAAAATGGTAGAAGGGGCAATTAAAGAGGCTGGTAAAAATGGAATTACTAAAAAAGAGTTTTATAATAAAACACGGCAAGTTCCTACGGTTATGAAAGACGGGATATTAAAGGATCTTATCGGAGCTGATAAGATTAGGTTCGATGATTTTGTTAAGATAAAAGGCAGTCAACGTTCTAGCACTGTTTATTATTGGCTTAAGTAAGTAATTGATTTAAAACACTAAACCGCCTTAAATGGCGGTTTTTTTTGAGTAAAAAAATATAGGAGTTATAGTAGTATGCTATTTTACTCCTATAATACTCCTGTAATGTTGTTATAAATCAATAACTTAACGCTCTTTTTATATTATAAAAACAAAAAAAAATATATCCTTATAATAAGAACAATTTATATATGGAATTTATCACGCGTATAGAGATTATATATAAGCATTTTACGTTTCTCAGTTTTTATAAATAAAAAAGACAATTAAGTTATTGATTTATAAAATAAAATAGCGTTTTTACAGGCGTATTATAGGCGTATATAGGCGTTTTTCATTGTTTCCTGAGTTTTTATAATTAGTGAAACCTTCTAATGAGATATATTTTTATATATTTGTATATTTATACGAATCACTGTGCTATCATTTACCAACTTCTAAATAAAACTGGAGAACTGGAGAACAAAATGAATAACGTTTTAAAGAAAGTACCGGCAATGTTTATATGTGTGATAAGCGCATTTTTATCAACAAAATTGCTATTTCCCGATTTTTCAATGGCATCACTAACTCAAAATCAATTTGTAGGTATTTTTATAATCGCTGAAATTTTGACTATAGAAGTAAATATTAATGACGGATTTTTAACTGGATATAAAAAACTTGGAATTGGTCTTGCGATAAGATTGATTTTAGTCTTAGCCGTGAAGGAGTTTTTGAAATGAAAACTTACGAAGAAAAGTGTAAAACAGCACAGGAAACAGGATGGAAAAAGTGCTTTGAAAGTGCAACTCATTCATCATGGTACAAAAATGGCAAAGGTACAAAAACTATTAAGCGAGGTGTCAAATGAACGCTGATGAATTACGCGAACAATGGCTAAACCCTGTCGAAGTCGAAGACAACCGCCCACCATGCCCTCACTGCAATGTCATCCTTGATGACGATGGAGTAACACACTGCTCGTTTAGATGCTGGCATCTTGATAACCTTGGCGAAGTAAAAACTGTGATTCTTTGCTGGCTTAAAGCTGGTAATGATGACAAGAGAGTAATCAGAATGTTGTCGATTGGTGGTAGTGATGGATGGTTCGGTGGGATGACAGACAGCACTGTAAACCGATGGAAAGCCGCGATAGAGGCGCGTTTTAATTGCATTCAAAAAAATAACTGAATTGGGTCACCACAATGGCTACTGAAAAAAGACTTTTAAAAATCCGTGAGGATTTACTTGATACTGTCCATCCGCGAGTTTTACCGTTAAATGGACAGATAGTAACGGTATTGTCATGGCATGACTTAGTATCTAAAAACATGAAAAAACTATTTCCAGACGATGATACAGTTGGTTTTGTCGAGGAATTTTATCTTGATATTCCAGAGAGTGAACTAATAGAGGTATATCATGCTACAAACAATTGAAATCAAAAGACCGGCAAGAAGCATCGGATTAAATGCCCACATAGTCCATATCGGTACAATTTTAGCACTATTACAAGCACGCCAAAAAATACGCGCACCGCGCGGGATACAATTAGCTTGTGAAGCCGAAAAGGCTAAAAAAATGAAAGAAGTCAGTGCAAGGTGGTGTAAGCATTGCTACAAAGAATTGCTACCAAAACAGGTGGTTTTTTGTTCCATCAAGTGCCTAGCAGTTCATCACGCACACACGCCGAAAGACGGATTTAACCAAAATCGCAAAAAGCGAGAAAAGCCTGTTTTAAATTATGTTGCTTGCAAGAATCCATTTTGCTCAAAAGAGTTTATGCAGCGTAGCAGAGGGCAACAGACTTGTAGCAAGTCATGCAGTGCTAAATTATCGATCATCAAGCGGAGAGAAAATAATGAAATGCACAAACTGCAATCACTTTGACACTTGTGCTAATCGCAACAAGCATGGGCATGGAAAAGAATCATATCCACCCGCCACACAGCTAGGAGTAAGACCGCAATGTTACGAGTGCTTACACATTTGGATGGTGATAGCATCAAGGCGGATTAGACAGTGCGTGAATACCGATTGCGGCTTAATAAAGCCGCTTAATGAAGACAGCGTGCAAATTAAGCACACAAGGGGATAAGATGGAAATTAAAAACGTAGTAAAAATGCTGACCAATGAAGAGCTTGCAAGGCTTTTGAAAGAGCAAATGTTACAGATGGAATGCCTTAGTTTAATGGATGATAACCCAAGCTACATGATTGTTAGAGCGTTAAAATTAACGCTAAAACTATCTGAAGTTAGGGCTAAAGACATTGAATTTACAGCGGTTCAGCGCATTAATTCAATATTGGATTTGTGTCATGGCAAAGCCTAACGAGCAACAACTTTTAAACGCACGCGCCCGTGCAGTTGGTCATCGAATCGAAAATCTAGGTGCAGCAGGTAGTTATCGGGTGCATAATAAAAAAACTGGCGCGTATTTTATCGTATCAAAGTACGCCGAATTGAGAGAGTTAATAAGCAAATTGGAGAAAGAAGATGACATTTGAAATAGAAGATAGGGTTAAGAAAGTCGGGGGAAGTTATAACCAGCATGTTTATGGGACCATTAAAGCTGGCTGGCTGGCTGATGATGGAACTATGCGCTATTCATTTAGGTTCGATTTTCCAGCGGGTATGATTCATGTTTTTAGCGAGTCGAATCTTGAGTTAATGACAGCCTATGACCAGATTAGGTCATCGAAGATTAAAGCGTTTTTGTCTGGATTGTAATTATGACCACACACTGCACAAACACATCATGCTTAATCAGACAAACATGTAAAAAAGGTCTACCGATGCAAGACGGGCAGCGAGTAGAATTTCTATACCCTAAAAACGGCTTTCTTCAGTGCCAAGACTTTGAGTGCCTAGAGTGCCACTTTAACCACGTTCACGGCGAGACCAGAAAGCAGTGCCGTAAGTGTGGGAAGTATGAGAGTGATGGGATAGAGTATATTTGTGTGTGGCAGTTGACACCAGACGCTAGAAATGCTTAAATAGCATCAACAGTTCTCCAGCCTGTTGTTTTTCTCTATCTATCTCCTAAATTGACCACGCCATAAAGCGTGGTTTTTTTTGCCAAAAATTTCATCTATGGTACTATTGATTTATTTTCGGGATTTTTGTTGTGTCAGAAAGCCATACTTTAAGTGAGCGTGTAGCAGTTACGGAAAACGATATTGAGCATATCCAGCTCGATATTAACGAGATTGCACGGCTCGCTAGAGAGTCAAGCGCACGGCATGATGAAAAACTAGAGCAGGTTTTAACGATTGCAGTTGAATTAAAGCAAGAGCTTACGCGTTACAAGATTGTAAGCGGAACGGCGGTCATGATTTTAGGTGGATTGTTAGCAGGTGCTAATTATTTAATGGGTGTTTTTGGCGTGAGTATCGCCGATATTTGGAGTAAAAAATGAGTGAAGCAGAAAGAAAGTACTTTGATTTTGGCGACGCAATACGCGCCTTGAAAGATGGTAAAAAAGTAGCGCGCGCCGGGTGGAACGGCAAAGGGATGTGGATTGCAATAGTTTTTGACGTTGAACCTACATCGATCGGTTGTCATAACTATAGACATAATAATTATATCGTTATACGCACACCAGATAACGCTTTAACTCCTTGGAATGCTTCACAACAAGACGCATTAGCGGAAGATTGGGAGGTAGTGGAATGAAAAATTGGTTAATTTTAAGGGCTGGCGAACAAGGCACATGGAGGGGCTTGATTATGCTAGTAGGTGGACTTACTGGCATGACAATCGATAGCGGTGTAAGCGAGGCAATGATTATGCTGTGTACATCGGTTAGTGCGGCAGGGTTGCACAATATTGTGACTAAGGGTTAATTATGACCGACGACACATTGCTTGCCGTGCCAGACACAGGCAAGCATTATCGCTTTAAATACAAAGACATTAAACTCGACCCGTTTCGCATTGCTAAAATTTACGGTATGGAATCTTTCGCGCTAATGACAGTCTTAAAAAAGATTTTATGCGCTGGAAATCGCGGCGGAAAGGACTACAAGGCTGATATTATCGATTGCATTACCGCACTAAAACGGGAGCTGGAGCTAATTGAAGAAGATGAAAAGTAGAATAGGAATCACAAAGCATCTTAGCGCGTGTTTGTCGCGTGCTTATGATTTGATTGCCGATAAAGACGATACCGATAATTACGAGCTGGCTATTTGGTACATCGAGCAAGAATTGACTATTGAGCAGCCGATCCATTTGCAACCGTCGCTTATTATCGACAACCTTAATCTGGTTTTATCGAATGAAGAATGTGCGTTAACAGCAGAAGCTATGCGTCACATAGTTTACGCAAACACTTGTGGACTACCTGAACGTAGGCAACATTTAGCACGGGCTATCAGTATTATTGTGGATATGGTTTTAGTTGAGACTGGCGGGATAATGTAATGCCTCCAATAAACTTACTAAACTACTACATTTTGTGCGATAGAAAGCCACACAGCCGCGAGACTGTGAACAGACAGCCGATAAAGGCAGTTGAGCGTAAACAGCCGCGTGAATTTATGAGGAGTAGATAAAAAATGGCTTTAACCGCAAAGCAGGAAGATTTTGCACAAAATATCGTTGATGGCTGCACCCAGCTTGAAGCATATAAACGCGCTTATGACGCTGAAAATATGAGCGATGGCGCGGCAAGTGGAGAAGCTTACAAGCTTATGAATAACCCACAAATTGCCCGCAGAATTCAGCAGCTTCGAGACTATCTCGCAGAACGCCTGCTTTTCCCTCGCATCGAACGCCTTGAAATACTAAAAGGAATTGCCCAAGCAAGTGAACGAGATGGCGATAGAATCAATGCGGTTAAAGTGTTTGGTGATTTGTTGGGCGATAATGCGCCGCAAAAAGTAGCAGTCGAACACAGCGGCGAAACCACGCAGAAAACCATCAACATTATCAAAGCGGAAGATTTAGCAATCGATGATTGATATTGCGCTAACCAAACCACAACGCCAATTCTGCTTTAGCAAGGCGGCGCATCCAGCGATTGTAGGCGGTTTGGGTAGTGGCAAAAGCGCGGCGGGAACAATGCGTTTAATCCTATTGTTGCTTGGCGATAAAGGCGCGAACGGTGCATATTATATGCCTACCTATGACCTCATCAAGCTTAGGGCAATGGTAGGTGTTGAGGAAGATTTAGAACGTATTGGCATAGATTACACGACAAACCGAAGTGATTACAGCATCCAGCTTGCCGATGGCTACGGAAAAATAATCTTTCGCAGTTATGACCGACCAGAGCGGATTATCGCTTATGAAGTAGCGCATTCGATATGCGACGAGCTTGACACCCTAAACAAAGAAAAAGCCTCTTTAGTTTGGCGCAAAATATCAGAGCGCAATAGACAGAAACGAGACGCACAGAACACCATCGGCTTAGTGACAACACCAGACCAAGGCATAAATGGTTTTGTTTATGATAAATGGGTTAAGCGCAAGCAGGAGGGCTATGTGCTGTACAAAGCAAGCACTTACAGCAATCCATTTTTGCCGAAAGGCTATGCCGAACAAATACTAGCAAACTACGATAGCACGCTCGCAGAACTGTATTTAAACGGTGAGTTTGTCAGCTTATCACAAAACAAAATTTATCATTTTTACACACGAGAACGCCACAAAAGCACACGCACAATCCAAAAAGGTGATCATCTTCATATCGGCTTAGATTTTAATGTAGGCGGAACGTGCGCAACGGTTTTTGTTATTGATGGCGATATTGTTACCGCAGTTGACGAGTTTGTGTCGCACGACACGCAAGACTTTATCAATAACCTAACGCGCTTTAATACACTAGACATTACCATTTACCCAGACGCAAGCGGTAATAGCAACAAAACTAACGCGGCAGAATCTGATATTGCAATGATACGCCGCGCAGAATGGACAGTGAAACATAAAACCACGAATCCAGCGGTGCGAGACAGAATTAATGCGTTTAACGGCTTATTGAGCCACGACCGTCTAAAGGTAAATGCCGACAAATGCCCAGAACTTGCAACGGCTTTAGAATCACAAGGCTATAACGATAAAGGCGATCCTGAAAAATATACCATACACCCAGCGATTGATGACTGGAACGATTGTGCAGGGTATTTTATCGCGTACAAGTTCCCGATTCGCATCGAAAGACCAGCACCACCACAGCATACACACAAAGGACACGCAACATCATGGCAAAGCTAGACAAAGACAAAGATAAAGTAGACGGCGACAAAGACGAAAAGCTAATAGCACGCGCTAAACAACGCTTCACAGACTCGATGAGTGAAGAAGCCGTGCAACGTGCAGAAATGGCGCATGACCTTAAATTCGTTCGGCTTGGCGGCGTTCATCAGTGGGATGACGCGGCAGTGACATCACGGCAATTAGTTGGTCAAGAACGCCCAATCCTCACAATTAACCGCATAGCCGCGTTTAACAACCAAGTCATCAATGAGATACGCCAAAACCGCCCAGCTATCAAAATACGCCCGTGTGATGACCATGCAGACGTTGAGACAGCCGAGATATTACAAGGCGTAATTCGCAATATCGAAAGCCAAAGCAACGCGGGTATCGCTTACGAAACCGCAGCGGCTAACATGGTGGATTGTGGGCTTGGTTATTTTCGCATTATCCCGCAATACATCACTAATGACGCATGGGAACAAGAGCTAGTCATTAAGCGCGTGCCAGATATTTCCAAGGTGGTTTTTGACCCTAATAGCACAGAGCCAGACGGAAGCGATTCACGGTGGGGCGGCATCATGGAAGAAATCCCGCGTGATGACTTTGACGAGCAGTACCCCGAAGAATCACAAGGCTGGGTTGCATCAGGCGCGACAGATAGCGAATGGACTAACAAGAAAGTAGTCCGTATTTTTGAGTATTTTGAAAAGAAAGAAACGCCTGAGAAAATCCATGTTTTAACCGATGGTCGCGTTATTTGGGACAGTGAGTTAAAAGAAGGCGATAAAATCAAGGATAGTCGTAAGTCATCAAAAACTAGCGTAATGTGGTACAAGCTTGGTGCAGATTGTGTGCTGGAAAGCACCGAGTTACCCATCACCTCTATTCCGATTATCCCCTGTATTGGCAATGAAGTCTGGACAGATGGCAAGAGAACTATTTACGGCTTAACGCGTCATGGTAAAAGCCCACAACAACTGTATAATTATCAGTCAAGCTGTGAAGCTGAATATTTGGCTCTATCGCCACTCAGTCCATTTATGGCAAGCGTTGAAGCGGTACAGGGTTATAGTGATGACTACGCAGTAGCAAATAGAAGCCCTAAAAGCGTGCTGTTTTATAATGCTTATGATGAAGACGGCAGGGCATTACCAAAGCCCGAACGCCAGCAACCAGCACAAGTACCAACTGGTATTGTCAACGCCAAAGCAGCGGCAATCGATGACATCAAAAGCTCCTTAGGTATTTATGATGCAACGCTAGGCAACAATCCAAGCGACCAAAGTGGAAAGGCGGTTCTGTCATTGCAACGTCAAGCATCACAAGGCACGTTTCATTATTCGGCAAATATGGCGCGTAGCATTAGGCAGGCAGGAAGAATTCTTGTTGAATGGATTCCAAAAGTCTACGACACCGCGCGAATTATGCGCATCATAGGCGAGGATGATGAAATTGACCATGTTAAAATTGACCCTGAATTGCAGGGCGCGAAAGGAGAGATAGAAGATGAACGCGGCGAAATACAGAAAATATACAATCTTTCAGTTGGTAGGTACGATGTTTACGCAGATGTGGGAGCTAGTTACGCAACCAAGCGACAAGAATCAGCCGAATCCATGATGCAATTAGTACAATCGTACCCTGACATTATGCCAATTGCAGGTGACTTGATTGTTAAAAACTTGGATTGGGCAGGTAGTGACGCAATTAGCGAGCGCATGAAAAAAATGTTGCCACCACCATTGCAAGAACCAGAAAAAGGACAACAAGCACCAGATCCAGCGGCGCAACAAGCCGAGCAACAAATGGGGCAAATGGCTGACCAAATGGAACACATGAGCCAAGAAATAGCGCGGCTTAGTGATGACAAAGACCTGAAAATGATGGAGCTTGATATTAAGCGGTACGATGCCGAGACAAAGCGCATAAAAACTATTGCTGATATTGAAGCGGGAACGCCAGAAGGCATTGAGCCAACAACGCTTGAAATTGAAGCTCACGCTAACCAAATGATGAACGATGAACACGCCCGTGAGCTTGCGATTAAGCAAGAAATCCACAGGCAGCACATGGATTTAAACCCACCACAACCAACGCCGCAGGAATCGCCACAAGGAGAGGCGGCAGAACCATTACAAGAACCACAAGCCATTGAACAAACAGAGGTGATGCAATGATTTTTAAATGTGAGCTATCTCGCATAGCAAAAGAAACAGGCGCGCATTTAGATGATTTATTAATGCGCTTACAAGCATTTAGACCAATAGGCGACGATGAAACGATAAATAATATTGTTTTAAATTTTATCGAGACGAGACAGCTTTTAAATAGTTTTCCGCCATCCAAGGCGGTTATTGAGTTTGAAAAAAAGATTTATGCAGAGCGACCCGACAAATACCACTCAGACGAAGACAAGCGAATTGCACCAACACCATGATTTTATCGAATCGGTAGAATTGGCTTATTTTTTAGGTGTACTAACTAAAAAAGAATATTATGATTTATTGAAAGGTGTATAATTAATCTGTCGCTGATAGCTCAATCGACACGTTTAAAAAAACCATATTAAATGCGCTTATTATGGTTGCAGTAAATGACGGTGCAACGTCATAACAATTTTTATCAAACCCGCTATATTTCTCATTGTTGCACCCGATGAGCGATGTATGCGGGTTTTTTATTGGACAGAAAAATGATTTATTTAGCTTGGTTTATTGTAACTGTTATTGTATTTTCAAAAGCGTGCGGTCTTTATGTACAGCATAAAGACAGGTCAATTAAAGTTGACTCAAAAGTATGGGTTGCCCCTGTTTTTTTAATGGCACTGATTTATATTTTTTACTATTATTTTGGTATGTAGTCGGGTTTTTTATTGGGGAATGGAAATGGACGTATCAATTGAATATGTCGATATTTTTGGAAACTTAACCGACTCAAGTAATCCGTTTGCTATCGCAAGATTAAAAGAGCAACCGCCGATAACAATTGAGGAGCTTATAATGCGGCGCGGACTAAATGCGGCTGACAGCGAAAAGCTATTGAAAAGACTAGCCGATTTACGCACTGAGGTAGATATTTTTAAGGATAAGAAAAGTCACGACAGGGGTTCAGAGGTAGGCGTTCCAATGTCACCAGAAGCTATAGAAGCAGGAAACCGAGCTAAGAAAAAGTATCAAGAGATTTTTGGTGGAATGGTAGGCGAAAAAAGCAATGAAGAATTCGAGGTAATGCCATGAACATATTAATAGCCATAGTATGTATTGCCTACGCATTCCAGTTACTTGATCTTGCCGATTCTGTGGAAGCAGGTAACATAAAGACTAAATTTGAATTTATTTTTAAACTTATCCCTCTATCCTTTTTAATAACTTGGTTTGTATTTTTTTGCAATTTGGAGTAATTAAATGAAAACAATACTACTAATCGGCTTGCTATTATCAAGCACAGCCAACGCAGAAGAACCCCATTACTCATGGGACGAACCACAACAACGCAGTGACCAACACAACTACGCCCTTGATGACTTGGAGCGATACAACGAGCAAGCGCGGGAACGCAGACAAACACAGCGCGACTATGACCAGCGTGAACGGCAATACCAACAGCAACAAATGCAAATGCAGCAATTGCTTAATGAGATAAAACGATGAGAAAAAGAACAATAATTGAAATCTATCACGATGATGATGTTGAATTAAACGCGGAGTT